GATATTGCTCCAATAATGTTTAACAAGGAGTTGCACTATATTGATTTAAAGTCTATTGTTGATAATAACAATCCTTCTCAGTGGATTAAAAAAGCAGGCACAGTAGAAACTACACCAACACCTCCCCCTGGTAAAGACTCTGCAATAGTTTTAGCAGAAACATTAAAAAAAAAGGGTGATAGGATTATGAGAAGAAAAGTAATTAACGATTCTGCGTTAAGAAGCTTTAATCAAGACATGACCTTAGAAGAATACTTTGAAGCTAGAGGTTTGAAAAAGTCTTTAATGAAAAACGACACTATTTCTCAAGAAGTAGAGAAAGAATTTAAAAAACTTAAAAACTCTAAAAAGTTTATAGACTCTTTGCTTGATAACGCAAATGAATTTTCTCTTGCTAATATGTCTAAGTTTACTAAAGAAGAGCTTATGGGTACTGCTGTAGCTATTTCTACAGACGATTCTTTAGAAAAAGTAGGAAAGAACGCTATAACAAAAGAAATATCTATTCTTATTGCACAAAAAGCAAGAGACGAACAAATGGCTTTAAATCCTGAAGGATATGCAGGAGCTAACGAAGGCGATGTATCTTTCTTTAAAAAGTGGCTAATGTCTAATGACGTAGACACAAACAACCCAGACGTTCAGGCTATGACCAGAACTGTTGAAGAGCAGTACTTTAAGTTTACACAAGAATACTCTAAACAAGCTAGACCAATTAAGGTAATTGCTAAAAGCTTGAAAGCAGACTTTTATAAAAAAGTAGGAGCTGTAGAATATGTAAAGCTTTGGTTTAAAGGAGACTTAAATAAAGAGATTTACAAAAACGTTTACGAAATGAGAACCGATAAAGATGGTTCTGAATACATAGTTTTGAAAAAAGACACTACTACTCTTAGCAAAAACGAAAAAGCTTTTCACACAGAGTTTGGTAGAATAATGCAAACAGTTAGTGGTAATGAAGAATACACTGGTTCTATACCTTATCATACAATTAACTCTAACGAAGCATTTATGAGACAAGGGCTTTATGGTATGTATTTAACTAGCGAAGGCATGGAGAATCACTTAAATAGTGTTCCTGTTTATTCTACTGACCCTATTTCTGGACAGCAAGTACAAAGAACATTTTTAGAGTGGAAAGAGTTGTATGCAAATAAAAACGTGTCTAAGTCTAAGTTTAAAAACTTAAAAGATTTTTCTGAAATAAAGAAAAGAGCAGAAGAACTTTTAAAGTCTGGAGTAGATGAAGATGGTACTGCTATTGAGTACGACAGAGTAGCAATTAACTTACTGCTAGAGACAGATGAAACAAGTGGTTATATAGCTCAAGAGTCTGTAAACATGAAAGAGTTTGCGTCTTATGACTTAGAGTCTATAGCGTTAAAGACATTAAGAACACAGATGTTTAATTATGGCTCTAATGGCTTTATAGGATTTAAGAACTTAGGATTTATGATTGATGGTGTTTTAGAATATAACGAAGACAACCCAAATCTTAAAGAGTGGGTTCAGACTATATACAAAGAGTATTTAGCTAAACAAGGCCCTAAAAAGAAAACATCTAAATTAGGTAAGGCTGCTGATGCTTTTGTATTATTTACTACACTTAAAGTCTTAGGCCCTTGGAATATAGGAATACCTTTAGGAAATATAGCTATTGGAAAGTATCAATCTATGAGAGCTACTGGCATGAAGCAGTTTATAAAAGGTGAATCAAGATTTTTAAATCCTAAAAACTTTAAAAAGAACGCAGCCCTTATAAGAAACTATGTGTCGTTTGATATGTCTATGTATGAAAACTTTTATTCAATGCAGGAAAAAACTCCATTTGACCAAATAGCAGACTTAATAATGTTACCGATGGAGCAGTCTGAAAAATATATACAAGGAGCTACTTTTTTAAGCTTTTTAACTGATGAAGAATACAATAACATTAATGTAGATGAAAATGGATTAATTGTTAATAGTCCAATATCTGAAAAAAGAGTTATTGATATAATGGAAAAAGTTAAGAAAGAGCAAGGTAAGGGATACAATACTACAAACCAAAGACTTACTGGTATGCACGCAACAAGTAGACTTTTATTCCAATTTAAAAAATACTTACCTACTTTAGTTGCTGAAAGATTTGGTAAAGAAAGAGTTAATAGACTTGGACAATATCAAGTAGGTTCTGTAAGGGCTGTCAAGGATGTAGTTACTGATTACATGACTGGCAAAATAACTTACGAAGAGTTAAAAAACCAACCTAAGCACGTTAGAGAAGGTGTGAGAAAGTTTAGAAACGGAGTCTTTTTAAGTCTTGCTATTGCGTTAATGTCTGGATGGGATGATGATGAAGATTGGAAAGACAAGTTGAGCAGAGACACGCAACTTCTTTACGACACTGATAAATATAAGTATAGATTAGCTCCCTCTGCATACTGGAACATTAAATCTATGGTAGATTAATTTTATTAAATTTACAAAAAAAATATGGCTAATATTAATGACCACCATAATCAATCATTTGCTAGAAAAGGCACAAAGTTTTTATCTGGAGCAGAACTTTCCAGTGTAAATATAGGGACGTATGTCGCTGTACAGTTTATTACTGATTGTACTCCAGGCTACCTAACGACTCATTTTGAGCCAGGGGTAGAATACGGAACTATTAAATATCTTGCTGGAACAATAATATATATTGATGTAGCTTCTATTAGACTTAATAGTGGAGAGGTTGCAATATTATATGAAAGAATACCATGTTAGGATTAGGACTTAGTTTAGCTAAGCCATATAGAATATCTAAGTCATTTAACGTATTAGATATAGATTCTTTGGTTATATATAATGAGTATCAGACTTGGACTTACAGCTCTGGAAGCGTAGTAAATGCTTGGCCTAATCATTCAAGTTTATCAAGTAATTATAATTTGTCACAATCAAACAAAAGTTTTTCTCCAGTAGAAGAAAGTGGAAAACTTAACTTTAACAATCAATCTATTAATGGACAGCTAAATTATGCTACACAAATAGATGTAACTGACTTTACTTTAATTATGTCTATTAATCTTAACGAAGCAGTAAACCTTACAAACGAAGGCCTTATCGGTAGGGGTTTAAATGATTTGGTAAAATTATATAGAGGTGCTGGAAATAAAAGAATAAACTTAAGGCTTGAGGGAAACAATTATGATGAAAACAATTTAAGCATTTCATACCCAACGGGAGACTTTATTTTGACTATAACCAGAGACACAAGCGGTAATGTTTTGTTTTACTTTGACACAACAGAGGTTGGAGACTTAACTTCAGACCCACAATATGATTTAAGAATAAGTCAAATAGGTTCTGGTCAATTAAGCAGCGTTAAATATGATGGATTTATTAATGAAGTCTATTTATTTAATGAAGTTATTTCTGATGAAGAAAGAGAAAATGTAATTAACTTTGCTTTAAATAAATTATAAATGAAGTGGATAGGACAACATATATGGGACTTTGTTTCAAGATTTAGAAACGATGTATACTTTGAAAACTTACAAGGTAGTTCAGAAACTACTGCACTTGTTGTTGACTCAGATGGTAAAATTACTACCAATAGTATGAGTGGTGGTAGTGGTAATGGAGAAGCTAGCAAAGTAAGACTTCCAGTTAGATTTAAAGAAGCTGTTGTTAAAGGTGACCCAGTATATATATCAGGATATAACAGCGGTCAAGACAGAGCTGAGGTACAAAAAGCTGATTGTAATGATGCTAATAAAATGCCATCATTTGGTTTGGCAGATGCTGATTATTCTAATAACGATAATGGTTTTGTAATATCTATAGGTAATTTAGAAGATGTAGATACTCAAGCCTATTCTGTAGGAGACACTCTTTATGTAGCTTCTGGTGGTGGGCTTACAAATATCAAGCCAGCAACTGAATTAAATTTAATACAGAATGTTGGTGTAGTTACAAGGTCTCAACAAAACAGTGGTATGATTGAGGTAGTTGCTACAGGTCGTAGTAATGATGTTCCTAACCTAGATGAAAATGCTATATTTCTTGGAGACTCTAACCATAAGTCTGTTCAGACTGACGCACCTATGATTGGACTTGTGACTGCTGCTGATTCTGCTGCTGCAAGAACTGTATTAAATGTAGACGTGTCTGGTACTGACAACTCAACAAATGTAACGTTGGCTGGTACGCCTGATTATATTACAATATCAGGACAGGAGATAACTAGAAATCAAATAGACTTAACAGCAGACGTCACGGGAGTTTTGCCGTCTAATCAGGTTAAGCAAATAAGTATGAGTCATCATCACTTTTTTATGAACAGTGCAAGTACTACAGCTGACTTCTTTTTTCCATATAATAACTTAAACGAAGCTAGCAGCACAAGCCAATACTATACAAGAACAATAGCTCCTTATGCTGGGAAGATTGTAAAAGTAATTATAAGACCTAGTGCAGCTATTGGAACAGCTTGCAAACTACAGTTCCATAAAATAACAGACACAACATTAAACTTTGGAACAGCAGCAGAAGAAGTTACAAATGTAAATTTAAACACGGCACAGACATCAGTGTCTACGGCATTTAGCTCTGCAACATTTGCAGCAGGAGATGTAGTAAATGTTTCTTTAATTAAATCAGCATCAGGAACAGCTAACATCCAAGCAGTTATTGTTTGGGAATACACAATATAATATGGCACTAGCAGACAGGAAATCACAAGATATATTTAATAAAAGAACTGGAGGGGATAGAGACTCTAAAAGTATAGACACGTCTAAAGAAACTGAAATAAAAAGTAAGTTTGATAATGGTGAGCATATACTAGACCAGGGTATGTTTGAAAACTTAGCTCCAGCCCTATACGCAGTACAACAAGTTGCAGAAGACATAGAGGAATTAAGAAGATTTGTTTCTTCTGAAATAACAAGCATAACAACTAGTCAGTCTAACGCCATAACAGCTAACACAGCTAAAAGAGACGCTCAACATATATTTATACCAGTTATTTGTAACTTTTATGGAGACATTAACACAGAGTCTTATGTTCCTTTTTCTGACGGAGAAACAGAAAGCACCTCAAGCTCAAACAGAAGAAATCAATTTATAGCTCCATTTGACGGCCAGTTTTACAAGGCTGTATTTAGAAGTAATCAAAGTCTGTTAGAAAGAGGTGCTGGAGTTACCCTTACTGTAAAGTCTAAAAGAGCTACAAATAGAAGTTCAAGAGTAGATGATTTAGAAACAGAAACAGTAACAACTACAGCAGGAGAAAACTTCATGGAAGTAACATTTTCTTCTAAGTCTTCATTTAGCAAGGGAGACAGGCTTTTAATGTCTATGGACTTGCCTGGAAATCCAAGAGGAAATAAAAACTGGTTTGTAACTGTTATATTTAAAATAGACCAAACTACATAATAACTTTATTATCTTTGCAATATGTATAAGACATACGTTATAAAAAATCTTCAAACTACAGACACTACTTTAAGAGATGGTGAAGAGTTGCTTTCTGTTTACGTATCAAACACGTCTACAGCAGACCAAGCATTTAATTTAAAAGTAGATGAAGTTTACGTTTACGAAGGTATTGTTATACCTCCTAGCGTAACTTTAGTTTTAGACAACCCAATTATTTTTGACACTAATAGAATTACAGTTTCAGCAGGAGCAGCAGATAAACTTGACATAACATATACGGTGAAATAATGAAAACAAAAATTTATTTATTTTTAATTTTAGCGTTTTTCACATATACATCAGACGCTCAATTTAAAAAACCATTTAAGTTTTCTACATTTTATATTGCAGCCAACGGCGGAACTTCTTTAGCTGACGAAAACATTTACTCAGTAAATAACAGCTTTCTTTCTACAGACACAATAACAATACCTTTTGACTACTCTTTAACTATGGGTATTCGTAAAATTAAAAGATTTGGCTACGAATCCGTTAGCAAGTTTAAAGACGGTACTGAGTCTGCATACGGAGACGCTGCTACTATTGGCTTATCTCCTTTTGAATATTTATTTGAAGTAGATTATAGAAGACAAGAGGGAATAGAATATTTAGACCAACATCATTTTCTTAGATACGTAAAGCCTTTGTGGATGACTAAAGTGTCATACATTAAAGAGGGTTTTGCAGACATTGAATATTACGAGGCTACACAAAGATTTAGAATTAATGGCAAAAAGAAATTATCTTTTAATATAGGAGGAGTGCAAAGACTTGCAGAGCCTTATGGATATGACCCATTAGAAGAATGGTTAATAGCTTCAGGACAGCTACACTATACTTGTTTAGCGATTGAAGAAGGTTACAGCGTAGATGTATACGAATCTGAATATAGAGACCCAAATGGTAATTTAGTAGCGCAGAACGCAACTATATGGAATGAGGTTGTTATACCTGAAATGCTGAATGATTACGTAGAAAAGAAAAAGAATGAGTTAGACAATCAATGGCAATACTCTTTGGTAGTAGGATTTGACTTTTATCATTATAAGAAAAACTTCTGGTTACACTCTTGGGGTAACTTAATGCCTTATCATTATAATGGTGGAGGTGAATATTCATATCACAACTTTAATGACGGAGAACAATGGTATGACTACTCAGGAGGATTAATCTTTGGATACAACCTAAACAGAAATGTTGGTTGCTTTATAGAAGGTAAGTACAACAAGTATTGGAACAGAGAATGGTACGACTTTAAATTTGGTATTAATTATAGAATATTTTAAAATGGCAAAAGAACTTAACGAAGAAACAGGGTTCAACATAAGTGTAAAAACATTAATAGGTATAGGCTTTGCAATGGCAACCTTAATAGGTATGTGGTTTACATTACAAGCAGACATAGCAGAAGCTAAAGAACTTCCTAAACCAGAAATTTCTAAGATGGAGTTTAATATGAAAGATGTTAATATACGTCAGTCTATTAAAAATACAGAGAAAAATGTGGAAAAGTTAGAAGAGCGTATGATTAGAATGGAAGACAAAATTGATGCACTAAGATAATGAAAAAGATAGCAGAATGGAAGATGTTTGGAATGTACTTGTTAGTATTATTTTTATTGGTAGCCTCACATACTGCTTTCTCTCAGGTAAAAGTGATACACTTTAATGCTGATTTTAATTCAGCTAATGATGTTATTTGGTTTTCAAAATTAAAAGAATGTGATAGACAAACACTTTTGATAGAGCAAAACGATAATCAAGCTAAATACGAAATAGCTATTGTACCAACAATAGTAGTGTTTGATGATGGTGAAGAAGTAAAAAGATTTCAAGCAGACATAAGCTTTAAAATGGCTGCTACAAGAAAAGAAGTACAAGAATATATTGATGAATTAATAATAAGCAAATTCTAATGAACAGATTTACTAAATTTTTATATGCGTTTATTATGGTTGTAGTGTTTACACTTTCAACTGCTTTTTCACAATGTCCTAACGGAACTTACTTAAATGTAGTTATTAATCCCGACCAATACCCACAAGAAACATCTTGGGTTATCACCAATGCTTACGGAGACACTATAGTCACAGGAGGGCCTTATACTGATATAATAGATTATTCACCTCAAGTAACACAGCTTTGTGTTCCTAATGGTGACTACTACTTTGACATATACGACACCTATGGAGATGGAATACAAGGAAGTTTATGGGGAGGACAAGATGGTTCATACTACTTAATAAGATGTAATGATACTATAGTTGAAATGGATTCAGCTAACTTTGGCACGTATACATACCATGAATTTACAGTAGAAGACTGCCCTCCTCCACCACCTATATATGGTTGTATGAATAACAACTTTGTAGAGTTTTTACCAACAGCAACAGTAGACACAGGGATGTGTTTTACTGATAAAGTTTTCGGCTGCACAGAAGAAGACGCTTTTAATTACGATAGTCTAGCTAACACAAATATATTGGTAGACAGCTGTTTACACACCTTAGAGCTTACAGACTTAGCTGGTAATGGCTGGGCTGGAGCTTTTCTACAGGTATTTCAAGGTGACAACTTTTTAGGTATATTTACTTTAGAAGAAGGCTTTGACACTACTTTTACTTTTGAATTAAGTATATCAGAGCCTGTAGAGATAAAATTTAACACTACACAACAATCACAATTTACATCAGTACAATGTGGTTATAGCTTATATTCAGAAGAACACTTAACAATAAGCGAACCAGGAGGTTTTGCAAATCCTTTAATTCCTTTTGCAATAAATACAGGTATGCCTTATTGTGGCAATAGTTGTGTAGAAAAAACATTTGGCTGTACAGATGATACAGCTTTAAATTATAACGAGAGTGTTAATACAGATGACGAAAGTTGCTACTACGTTGCTGGGTGTACTAATCCAATATACTTAGAATATAGCGAAGAAGCTGACTTTGATAACGGAAGCTGTGAAACTCTTGTTGTTCTAGGCTGTATGGATGAAGCAGCCTTAAATTATAACCCTGAAGCAAACACACAACTAGAAGGTTCATGTGTTGATGTAGTTTTAGGATGTATGAATGAATTGGCGTTTAATTATAACCCAAATGCTAACGTAGATGACGAAAGCTGTATACCTTTGTTGTATGGCTGCATAGACCCTGCGGCATTTAACTATTGCGATACTTGTAATACAGACAACGAAAGCTGTATAGAATATTATTATGGATGTACAGACAGCACAGCAATTAATTATGACGATAACGCAAACTCTGATAATGGGTCTTGTGTTTATCCTTTGTCTGGCTGCACAGATGCGACTGCTATTAATTATAATGTCGAAGCTAACATATCAGACAGTAGTTGCTATTACTCTGCTGGTTGTAGCGTTGGTGATGTATACTACATTCCTAATGCGTGTTTTAGCTGGGTTATCCAAGTAGACCCGTATTGTTGCAACTCAACATGGGACGATGGTTGTGATGGGCTTTACGAATATTGCGTAGACGGATGGACAGGGCCAGTAAGCGTTGAGACTTTTGACAGACTTGGAATAAACCCTTACCCAAATCCAACTAAAAATACTATTAATTTTAATAACTTTGTAGACGTTGAGGTATATGATACAAAAGGAATTTTGGTAAACAGACACAAAAACATTAATGTTTTAAACTTGCCAAAAGGTATGTATCACTTATTAATAACATTTGATGAATTAATTTTCAACAAAACAATAGTTAAATTATAATGGCTGAAAAAAGAAAAAAGTCTAAAGCAATTAGAAAAACCACTAAAGGCAAAGGAGCTAATTATAGGTCTACAAAGTCTGGAGCTGGTATGACTCGTAAAGGAGTTAAAGCGTATAGAAAAGCAAACCCTGGTAGTAAATTAAAAACTGCCGTAACGGGAAAAGTTAAAGCTGGGAGTAAGTCTGCAAAAAGAAGAAAGTCTTATTGCGCAAGAAGTTTAGGACAACTAAAAAAGAGTAGTGCTAAGACTAGGAATAATCCTAAATCAAGAATAAGAGCCGCTCGTAGGCGGTGGAAATGTTAATTATTAATGAAAAAATGTAAGTGTATGTACGGAAGTAAAAGTTATGGCAAAAGTAAAATGAAAGCTGCAATGCCTAAAAAGAAAAAAACTACAGCTAAAAAAAAGAAGGTTGTTAAAAAGAAAAAGTAAATATTATTACGATTATACTAGAAATATGAGTGACTACAAACAACAAACTAGTTGTGATTGCGATAGAAACTTGGTTGCCTGCGTTTGCATTATGTCTGAAGCTGTCCAAAAAGAATTAAAGAAAAAAGAAGACGAAGCTTTTTTTGATGCTTGGACTGAAAGCTTAGAAAAGATGGAGCAGCCTAAGGCTTGTAATATAGATAATCCTGACTGCGAAAACTGCGGTAGTTAAATAAATAATTATGAACCCAACAAATAACAATCCTTTATACAAAAACAGTGTAAAGAAAAAGAAAAAAACAACTGCTTCAAAGAAAAAAAAGAAAGTAGTTAAAAAGAAAAAAAAGTGTTAATATGCTAAATAATATATTAGGAGGAATACTTGGTAAGGTAGTAGACAACGCTGAGGGTATACTCGACAAAGTAATTACTACTGACAAAGAAAGAGACGAAGCTAAACTACAGCTACGTAAAGTTTTGTTAGACGCAGAGAAGGAAGCTTTTAACAAAGAGGTGGAAGACAGAAAGGACGCTAGAAGCTTGTACAAAGATGATGCGATTATACAGAAAGTATTAGCAACATTGTTTACCGTAGCTTACTTTGGCATAAGCTTTGTTATGTTTCAGCACTTTGTTAATGGCAGCATTGATATGGGAGAGTTTGAGATAAGCTTTATATCTACTATATTTGGAGCTATGTCTGCAAAGGTTAATACAATAATAGACTTCTTCTTTGGAGGAAGTTCTAATAAAGATAAAAAGTAATATGCCAGCTAAAAAGAAAAAATCAACAGTTAACGCTAGTGGTAACTATACTAAACCTACAATGCGTAAAAGACTTTTTAATTCTATAAAAGCAGGAAGCAAAGGAGGTAAGCCTGGACAGTGGTCTGCACGTAAAGCTCAGATGCTTGCTAAAAAATACAAAGCTGCTGGTGGTGGATACAGAAGTAAAAAATAATGGCGCTAACTAAAAGACAAAAAAGTTTAAAGAAATGGACTAAACAAAAGTGGAGAACTGCTTCTGGTAAAAAGTCTAGTAAAACTGGTGAAGTCTATGCTCCATCAAAAACTATTGCACAGCTTAAAAAAACAAAAGCTGGTAAAAAAAAGTTAGCAGCAGCTAATGCTAAAAAAAGAGCTGCAACAAAAAAAGGTAAGCAGCACGCTAAACACGGATTGCATAAAGGCAAAAAAAGATAATGAATTTACAAGTATTAAGATTTAGTAGCGGTGAAGACTCAACGTCTGGATTATTGTTTGAAACAAACTTAGACATGAAGTCTTTTTTATGCTACACGTTAGAAGACGAAGCTAGAGACATAAAAATAAAAGGTGAAACTAGAGTCCCTGCTGGCACGTATAAAATAGAATTAAGAACCGAAGGAGGATTTCATGGAAGATACGCTAAAAAATATTCTGGTATGCACATTGGTATGTTGCATATCGTTGACGTTCCTGGGTTTGAGTATATTCTTATTCATACTGGAAACACTGATGAACATACTGCTGGCTGTCTTATCGTTGGAGATAGTCAAGAAAACAATAACATTCTTAAAGATGGTTTTATTGGAAAGAGTGTTAATGCCTATAAAAGAATCTATCCGAAAATAGCAAATGCTATTAAGTCTGGAGAAGATGTTACTATAACCTATATAGATTACGATATAAAACTATAAGTATTAATTTAATATATTTGCATATATGGCTAAATCTATAACTCTCAACTCAACAACAGCATTTAAGGCAACCGACAACGGACTTTCTAAAATACTTTTTGACTTTCAAAAAAACTTTACAAACACCGTTGATAGTGACTCTGTTCAATATGGAGAAATAACCATTCCTACAGTATCACTTATTACCCTAAACTTAGCCACTCCAGGAGCAGGTGTTTTTCTTTACGTAGAAAACATTGAAGATGAAGATGATTCGGAAGTTCAAGTTCATTATGGTTCTGTAACTTTTGCTACATTACGACAAGGAGAGTTTCTTTTTGTTAAATTAAGAACTAGAGATGACATTAAGTTAAGGCTTAACAATGATGCAGGACAAGCTACTTGTAAATATTTTTTAATAGAATTTTAATCATGGCAAAAACTTACACTTTAAAAGCAGATGCAGATATTACTATAACAGACAGTGCAAGCAACACGATAAATACTATTTCTGTTACAGAAACATTTGCAGCAATTAACTCAGACACAGTTGTTACTGGTACAGTATCTATAGCTAGTGGAGCTACGGAGCAGATTAACGTTACTACAATAGGAACTAGAGCTTTAATTCTTTTAAAAAACGACAACACTACTGGAGCTGCGGAGGCCAGACTTTTAAATAACGCAACCATAGTCACAGACTTAGCTTACGGTGAATGGTTATTTATGCCTGTAGATGCCGCTGGAACAAACATAAACGTTAAAGCTGAAGGTGGTGCAGTAGAAATTACATACGTTATAGTTGAGCAATAAGATTCCTATTTGGCTAAGTGATTGGACTTTTAAAGATTCCAAAGGTTACACTATAATCGTAAGAGACGTTTTCATTAAAGGAGAGTCTGATAATCAGTTTATTAACAATCCTATGTTGGTAAAAAAAGCATTAAGTAAGTATGGTAAAGTAAAAAAATCGCAAACTTACAAACCAATTAATGTCGTTTTAAAGTCTCAACACGGCTATGGGCCGAGATATGAAGACGAAAAACTTTTTACAAAATGAACCCAAAACAAGATACCGAAGGTATAAAAAAATATCTTTTAGCGAATCCAGAACTACTTAACTCTAAATATGCGCATACAGCAAAGCTATTTGATACTAACTATGAAGTTGTAAGAAGTATAGCAAGGAAGCTAAGAGAAAAAATAAACCCACAACATAGTAAAGAAACTACAAACTTTGAAGAAAATAAAGACGGAGCTATAGTCACTTGTGAAGACAGCAAACGAGTTAAGTCTTTAGATGACCTTTTAGAAGCTTGTAATGTAGACTTAGATGTTTGGGAAGTAAATAAGTACGATATAGGTACTTATGAGGTTACAGGCTTTGATAAAGCTAAAAGACCTATAACAGTTCCAATGTTTAGGACGAAAGCTTGGTTAAAGAAAATAAACCCATTACAAAACATAAAAAAAATAAGAGAGGAGCTAATAGAAGATTTAACTCCTCTTTTTTATTCTAAGCCTAAATGGATAATAAGGCCAGACAGCTATAAAGAAGACGACCCACACCTTTTAGAAATTAATGCCTTTGACTTACACTTAGGTAAGATAGGAATAAAAGGTGACGAGTACAGCCTTGAAATAGCTAGAGAAAGAATGATTAACGCATTAACACACTTAGTAAAGAGAGCAAGTGGTTATTGTGTAGATGAAATTCTTTTTGTTGTAGGTAATGATTTTTTAAACTCAGACGGAGACTTTCCGTTAGCAGCAACAACAAAAGGAACGCCACAATCTAATACAAATACGGGAATGCAAATGTATAGAGCTGGACGTAAACTAATTGTTGAGTGCGTTGAAATGTTAGTTGAGTATGCTAATGTTCATATTGTTGTAATTCCAGGTAATCACGACAGAGAGTCTATGATGCACATAGGAGACGCTTTAGAGATGTTTTATGAAAACAACAAAAATGTCTCTGTAGATAATAGCGACAGCATGATGAAGGCGTACAGGTACGGTAGATGTCTTATTGTTAATGACCACGGAGATGGTGCAAAACTTATAAACTTACCAGGTATAGTGTCTCAAAGATATAGAGACGTGTGGAGTGAAGTAAAGTATGTGGAGGTTCATAGAGGACATCTACACACTAATAAGTCTTATAAGATGCAAGCCGTTGAAGAACTTAACGGACTTACAGTAAGAAATCTATCATCAATGTCTGCTACTGACGACTGGCATGATATGAAAGGTTACGTTGGTAACGTAAAGAAAGCTTCCGCTTTTGTTTGGAGCAAGTACAATGGAGTACAGGCTAAGTTAAACTACAATGTAGAGGTTTAATTTTTAGACAACAACTCTAAAACTTCTGTTAAAGATTCGTGTCTATGATTGTCTTCAAGTACAATTCTATATACATATTTAGAAGCGGTTATTTTTGATACTTCATGTATTGCAGAATAATTTCTGTCCTTTAAGTCTATTTGTTGTTTATCTCCACAAAAAATCATCATAGAGTTTTTTCCAAGTCTACTTAAAGCCATTTGAAACTGAGACCTTGTTAGGTTTTGAAACTCATCTACAATTACAACAGCATTATCAAAAGTCCTACCTCTGAAGTGAGCTAAACTTACCAGCTCTATGTCTTCATCGTTAGTCATTTTATCAAGCTTATCTGGTTTGTTGTAGACTTTACGCATATTAGACATGATAGGCACTAACCACGGCTCCATTTTTTCTTTTTCAGAACCAGGTAAAAAACCATTATCTTCAGTAGAAACAGTAGGACGAGTTATAATTATTTTATTATACTCTCTTTTAAAGAACATATCAAGAGCGGTTTGTACGGCCAACAAAGTTTTACCTGAGCCAGCTTTGCCAATAACAAAACTAAATGGATGCTTGAGTATTTCTGATTTAGCAAGCTTTTGCTCGTCAGACAGCTTAATAGCAAACCTTATAGCTCCTTTTGGAGAAGGTTTACCTTTATTTTCTTTCATATTTGTATGGAGGTTTATTATATTCTGCAATCAATAAAGAATCAATCTTTTTTATCATTGCAACGTAATACCTTCTTAGTCTCTGTAGCTTGTCTTTTTTTGTCATTATTTTTGATTTAGTAATTTTTAGTTTTTAAAATAATCGTCTTGGAATTTTCCATGAAAAGGTTTTGATTTTACACCAGTCCTTTCATTAAATGAAGCTGTAGGATACTTAAATCCAAACATCATTTGAAACCCGTAATCTTCTGTGATTACTTTAGGCAAGTCTACATATCTACTCGCTGGGTCTTTTGGGTCTTTATACTTAATTATGTTTTTTATTTTACTCATGCGTGCCATTCTTCATCAAAATACATTCCTTTTACATCTATATCATCTTCTATTTCAAATAAGATGTGAGGAGGTTTATCGTTATTAATCCAATCATCACAAAGATTATAAATTTCTGAAATACCAAACTGCATAGACTCTTCGTCATCTAATCCGACCCCAGGCTTAACATAGTATTCTAATTCTAATCTTACTTTTATTATTGGCATATTATTCCCAAGGTCTAGGTTTTCTTTTTACAGAACCGTCTGGCCCTTTCCTAATAGTTGCAAACCCAGTTCCTTTTTCTCTTTGTTGTTGCATATAGTTTTCACAACACATTGCTTCTGGAACAACCACCTTGTCCTCTACAACTTTTACTGTGTATTCAGCTATATATTTAGATTTTTTGCACAGCTTACATTTAAACTTACCCATTAAAAATCTTCTTTTAAAATGTTATAAACTGCTAAGTCAAGACTTTTTATTTCTTTATAAATTTTCTTAGCCTCACGTTTAGCTTCTGCTAACTTATACTTAGGAACGTCAGTTCCAGTTGCGTTGTTAATTAAAATGTGTGCCTTTTTTAAAAGTTCACTAGTTTTACTATTCATTTTCTTCATCTTGTATTGCTATTTTTAAAAGTACTAAATATCCTATTAAATCATCTATAGTATCTAAAGTATTTTCAGTTATACCCTTGTTTTTAATTCTCATCATCTTGTCGTCTATACGACAACAAATAGATTCTACAGCTCCCAATTTACTAAAAATTTTAGCAGGTTTTGTTGCTGAGTCTCCATATTGAGCATTTTTTTTAATTAAAAGTTTCTGTATGTCAGACATTGTTTTTTCAATTCTGTACTTAGTGTCTCCAGCGTGTTTACTTTGCATCTTCTCCTTTTTTAACATTTTTTTCTAATTCTAATTTAACATCATTTATAACATCCATCATTACATCTACCACGCCATCTAAGTCTTCAACAGAATCACCCATGTTTTTTATCATCTCATCTTCGTATTGTCTAGCAAGCTTTATAAGTCTATTAAACTTTAGTTTTACTACTTTTGAATGACTACCCTTTAATAAGTATAATTGTTCGTTAAAACACCTAAAGGTGGCAAATGCAAGTGTCAAATCTATTTGATGCTCCCTTGTTATTTCATATTTCATAACTATAAAAGTTTAAATAATTTATTAATGTTTTCATCCATATTGTCAATTACATTAAAATAAGCAACAATATTGTTATCAATACTTTTTATTTTAACTGGAGATATTGTTTTTTTAGAAAGAGCTAAGTCTTTTATTTCTTTTTCTTTCTTCCAGTTTGCTGATTTTTTTTGATAGTAACCAGGATACTTTGCCCTGATTTTATCTAAGCTTCCTTTTTTCTGCATTAGTCTAATTTTGTTTTTAAATGTTCTATAATGTTATTCATCTTACGTCTGTAATATAAATCAAACTCAACGTATTGTGTGCTGCCATCAGGGCCTACTTCAGTTGGCTGTTCTTTTTCCCAAAGTCTGTAAAGTACATTTCTCATTCTTTGACTTGGCGTTTTAGTTTCAAACTCAGCTTCTTGACCTGCTGTTTCAACTAAGTCTACCATTTCTTTTTGCACGGGTGAGGTAGATATTACCACGTATCCTGGTTGTTTTAAAAGTCCAAAAAGTCTAGCCATTGTTTCTGCTGACAATTCAGGAGTTCCTAATACTACTTTTAACGATGAGTCTGCCATAGTTCTTATGCCATCTATTCCCCCTTCAAATACAACTGTGTTTTTCATAATTATTTAGTTTTTAATGTTAAGTAAATTAAGTCTTCAAATTGCAGTCCAGCTTCTACAAACTTAGGATGCTTAGATAAAAGCTCTATATGTTTAATTCTTAATTCTTTTGGATTTTTAATGTACTTGCTTCTTGTTGTGCCAGCAACATTTATAATTTTTCCAAACTCTTCTTGCGTTATGCTAAGAGCTTTAACAGTCATTTTAAAATTTAATTTCATTTTTTTTTTAATTAATATGTTAATACAAGTCTTCGGCAGTTAATGTTACTAAGTTTAATTTACCATCAAATCTTTCGTAACGTTTTGGATAAGAATCTTCAGCTAAACACTTTTGATATATTCTAAGTAAATGGTCTATCTTTTCGTTGGCAACCTCCATAACAGAAGCGTCTAACTCAAACATAGCTATTTCAAAAGGAGGTTGTTTTTCTACAACAGCAAACACAAACCTTGCGTTTGGACTTACAAGCTTGTTAGCTATAAGACCTCTTAGGTAATACGCAGCCTGTCTGTCATATCCAAACTTTTTAATACTAGAAGTAAACGCTTTAACTGAAGTAGTAGTTTTTAAGTCTACTACCAAATCGTCAGAGTCTCTTCTTAAGTCTATTAAACTTTTGCAGTTAATTATATGAGTCTCATCGTTATCGTCTCTAATACTTTCTGTCCATGCGTTTACAGACTCTGTAACAGCTTTATTACATGAAAACAACTCTTTCATTGTTTCGTTGTTATTGACAGCCTCTTCCATTCCTAGAATTTTAGAGTATTGTTCTGTCGTAAGTATTATTTTATTTCCAGCATTAAGCAAATGTTCAGCAAAAGCTTCTTTACCAGCTTTAGTTCTTTTGTCAATTTTTGGAATAATATAATATAAGTCATCAAACTTTTCTGGTTCTAAGACTTTACAGTGAAAAGCAGAGCCAAACACCATTGCTTCCGTAGAAGTAGATTGTGATTCTATTTGTGATTTAAAGTAAGCAGGACTTTCGTTTAGCCAACCTAACATAGAATTTGTAATGTGTGATTTGTCTTCGTAATAATTATCTTGATTTATCATAGTTTTATATATTATCTTCTTCTGTTTCTTGATTTTGTTTAAAGTATTCTCTTATCCTACTTTCAGAAAGACTAAATCTATCAGCTATTTCTTTTACACTGTAACCTTCTTTAAAATGTAAAATAGAAGCTAACTCAGCTTTTTTTCTTATGTCTAAGTCTTGAATAGGAGTCCATTCGTTTTTATGACTATTTCTGTTCATCTTTTTTAGGCTCTAAGTCTTGTTTTAAAAATTCTTTTTTATACAATTTGTAATTAGGCAAATGCTTTGCTGCTTCATATACATCATTGTGAAGTTTTTTTGCTGTGCCATAAAGCTCATCGTAATGTTCTTTAGTTACATAAACATCTTTCATTTGCTGCAACACGTGTTCTACAACCATTATAGTATATTCTTGGTTTGCTAAAGCATCTAAATAAGCTTTCTCTTTTTTCTTATTAAACATAATCTAATTCTTTTTTTAATTGTTTTTTTAATTGTTCTATTTGTAGTTTAAGGCCTACGTTTTCTGCCTGTAAGTTTTCTATAATTCTACCTTTGTTTAAAAGCTTATCTCTGAGCTTGCTATTGCTTGTAAGGATAGAAGAAACAAAATCATTTGTAACTTCGTCTTGTATGTATATGTTAGCAAGACCTACCGCTTGCATATATGACGTATTGTATTCTTTGTATATACCACACAAGTCATCAAACTTTTTACAATGATGTATAATTGAAGAGTGGTCTCGGTTTATAAGTCTACCACAGTCAACAAGTCCTAAGTCAAACATTTTAACTAAGACTACGCTAATTATTGTTCTATGATAAACCAACTGTCTTTCTCTACATTTACCCATAAACTCATCATAATTAACATGATTGTAATTTAGGTAGTGTTTTATAAATTCTTTTGCATTATCTAATTCTTTCATAATACTCTTATTATTACACCTGCTTCTTCTTTATTATAAGTATATGGCTCAAAAAAAGGAATGATAAACTCACAGTTATCATCTTCTATCCAGCCGTACTTAACCATTAAGTCTTGTACAGTCTGACAGGGATTTATGTAATCAAACCTGTGTCTTGAGCCTCTTATAAATTCAAAAGATATTTTATAGGGAGCTTCCTTACCTACAAGCATAGCTTTAAACTTCTCCTTGTTCGACAAGTAGTCAGCTTTTGTAGCGCTTATGTAAGTCATTACAGTCTTAGAGTGGATTAGCATTTTGCCAGTCCATCTCTTTCCGTTCTTGCTTGAAGGTACGTTACCCCCTATAAATATCTCATTCATAACAGATGTTATTGGTTAATTAAAATGGTAAGTCTGTATCCTCTGGCGTAGATGCAACAGGCTCAGTATCAAACTTGTTTTTTAATGCGTCCATGCCGTCTAATAATTGCTGGTCGTCAGCAGACAACACTTTGTTGTACTTAGAATTATAAGTAAGTTTCTTACCTACCTTAGAAGACCATAAGTATTTTACAGCAGTTCTTTTAACTAAAGTTCCAGTCTCTTTATCTTTACCTACATACTCTTCAGAAACAAGAGCTACCTGAACGCGTCTGTTTAAAGCAGACTTACAAGCTTCAGCGTCTGAGTTAAACTCAGTAACACCACAGTTCATTAAGAAATCTTTTAGTTGTTTCTTTTTCCATTCTTTAGTGCTGTCTTTGTCGGTTTGTTTTACAACCCAAAATCTTGCACTTGCTTGTTTACCATCTTCTGTTAAAAGATAAAACTCAATAAAAGGTGAGCTTGTGTAGCCTTCTATCTCAGAAGAGTTTTTAAGTCCTGTTACAGTACATAAGTATCCTCCTGGAGTAGCTCTTTCTGGGTATTTACCATCAGAACCTTTAGGGTTAGTTTGTCCTCCTTTGAAATTTGCTAAGTTGAATGCTTCCATTGTCATAATTTTAATGTTTTAATAATTTATTAATTAGTTTTTTTTCCAGTTAAATCTTACCTTACCATTTTGGTCTTTAGCAGCTAACTGAACAAGCTGTCCATTTTCATCTCTTTTGTCTCCCCAAGTCCACTCTTTGAGTTTTAATCCCCAAGTAGCTTTAGGTCTACCGCCTACTTCTTGAAACTCGCTTGAGTCAAGTTTAGCTTGTATAAGAGGAAAGTCGTAAAGCTCACGACCTATTCCCCAATTAAAACAAGCACGTTTAAATGCGTCTGAAGCTTGACCTTTTTCTGCTTCTGTATTAGACTCAGTACCTACGTCTTGTTTCCAAACCCATTCTTTTGTTTCTGGGTTGTAAATACCAACAGAACAATAAAGTCTGTTGTCTATTACCTCATAGCGTTTAGACCAATTCTCAGGGCCTACAGCTTTGTCTAGGACATTCATGTCATACCTTGCGTCTTTATACGCTAAGATGGTCGCATAACCTCCTTTGTTGATTGATTGTACTCTAAAGTCTATTTGACTTAATTCTACTGGTTGATTTAATTTTTTAAAATCCATAATTTTAATTTTGTTTTATTTGTTTCTTGTTTCATAACTTTTAATATCTCTGTCTAACTTTTTTAGAACAACAGCAGCCATAACTATTTTAATAAATCTTCTTATTAAGATTGGTGATTTACTTGTAATAAGTATAAATCCTATTTCTTTAAAGATTCTGTGTAAAATAGAACGGACAGTTGATTTACTAAAGCCAGTTCGTTGAGATACTTTAGCTATTATTTTTTCATAATTTGACATAAATTATTTTTAAATACTTTGCTAAAATAATAAATAACTTTTATTTATTAAAGAATTTTTTTAATTTAATTACAGAAAAACCTATAATAAATAACGCTATAAATGGTAGTAAATTTACTGCCAAAACAGCGCAAACAACTAAGGCTAATACACCTAAGAATGCTCCTCCGATAATATCTATTTCGTTCATAATTTTAAATTAATGATGTGAATTTAGTTCTACTTGAGTCAAAGCTCATATTAATTTCTCCTACACCTATGTTACGACCTTTTGCAAATATTATTTGCGCAAGTCCAGCAGCGTCAGTTCCGTCTTCAAGTGATGGGATGTTGTAGTATTCTGGTCTAAATAGTAGACAAACTATATCCGCTGCTTGTTCGATTTCGCCTGATTCTCTCAAGTCTGACATTGTAGGTTTTGGATTGCCTCTAAACGAGACACCTCTGTTTAATTGCGATAAAGCTATAACAGAGATATTAAGTTCTTTTGCAAGATTTTTGAGCGTTCTCGCAACCATTGATACTTCTTGTTCTCTTGTTCCGTTCTTTTTTCCTTGGACGGAAACGAGTTGGAGGTAGTCGATAAATACCACCTGCACATTGTCATTAATAGCATATTTTCTAATTTTTGCGGTTAAATAACTTAATGATGTTCTTTTACAGTCATCAATCTTTAATGGTAAGTCTTCAATAACGCCTATAGCTTTGTTGATTAATTTCAACTGCTCTTTATCTATTGCGCCTTGATTTAATTCTCTTAAAGATATTCCTGACTCTATACTTATAATTCTTTGTAATAATTGTGGAGCAGACATTTCATAACTAAATACTGCAACTGGGTGTTTAGCACGTACAGCGTTATACGCTACGTTTAGAGCAAAGCTCGTTTTACCCATAGATGAAGCAGCACCTATTATTGTTAAGTCTGTTGGTTGTAAACCATTAGTGAAATTGTCAAGACAAGAATAACCAGTTGTTACACCAGTTATCCCGTCCGTAGACATACGTGTTGTTAAGGTTGTATAATAATCTTTTAATTGACCTCCGATGTTTTCGTCATTAGACGACTCATCAGTCTGTATAATTTCTATGCCTTTCTTAAGCTCGTCAGAAATTGTATCCAACGGTTCGTTTTTTTGCATTAAATTATTTATGTTCAACAAAAGATTGCCCATAGTTTGATATTTACTTCTATACGATAGGTCTTCTATCAATGAATTAAAATCAAAACTTGTATAACCATAAGATTCACAGTCAAACAAAACACTAAGAGAGTTTTTATCCATGCCTATTTCTTTGCCTATAGTAACCATATCTATCTTAGTCCCAGACTTGTGAACTTTCTTTATAGCTTCCCAAAGAAAACTATAGTTAGGTTCGTTTAACTTAATTTTCATAAGTCTGTCTTCGTCTTTGATAAAAAGCTCAGGGCTTACTAAAACTTTGCCTATTAAAAACTTTTCTCTTTCTGTATTTGTCATAATGTTTTATTTATTTAATTATATAAATGTTTATCTTGTGACTCGCAAGGCTCTTTACACTTACTGCAAGACGATTCATAATCATCGTCCCAATCAACTTCTTCTTCACAGCAGTCAGAAACGTATATAATTTCTCCCTGACTATGGTCAATGTCTCCGTCTGAATAATGAATAATACCACAAAAAGCCATTCCTGGTTCTTCGTATTCCATTTCCATTGTTAAATTTGGAAACATTTTTGCAAGACTTTCAAAAAATTGTATAGGAGGAGACCAAGCGGTGTCAAAAGTAACACTAAATATTGAATTTTCCATATATAATTCAGCATCATATATTTCCCACTTAGTACCCCAGTTTTCTACATTCCAACCATACCAGTTTTTTTCTTCATGTTCTGGTCTTGGGACAAACCAACCCATTTTAAAATCATCACAAGTTCTGTGGTCGTTTACTTTAAATGAAGTATAAAATTTAATCATGTCTTTTTTAGTTCCTTGAACTTCAAGACGATTCCAACACCAATTTGGCATAATTAATCTAATAAAATCATATAGGCTTCTGGATTGGCGCGCCTAAACCATTGCAGTCCTTCTGCGTGTTCATTAAGAATTTTGTTATCATCTAAGAACATTCCTTTTTCAAATAAAATACTACAACCCATAACAAAATCATACATGGAAAGTTCCACGGCAGTTAGCCGTGTCTCTTCTCCAGTAAATCTATTTGCTACAACGTCTCCCTCTTTATAGAGTTCTCCGTCAAACCATTTTGGTAATTCTTGCATTTTCTTTTTCATAATATTATCCTATTAATTTTTCGTGAGCTTCATGTTCTATATCTTCATAGAAGTCAGCTTCTATAAAGTGCCAAAACAAATCTGTAATGTCTGTGGTAATCCACAATCCATTTTTATCTTTGGACTGTAAATGTACTTCTGTGACCTCTACTTCTTTATGTTCGGGAAGCTCATGTGTGGCTGACTCATAACGATAAGTATATGATATAATCATTTCGTAATTCTCATCTGAGACTAAAAAGTCTCCTGATATTTCTCTATTCATTATCTTCTTGATTTAAAGTTTCTTTTAATTTAATGAAAGCTGAATCAATCATTTTATGTGTAATGTCTACAGCTGCTAATGTTTTATCCTTTAGATTTCTTTTAGGTTTTATTTTATCACCTATTTCTGGATAAGTTTTAAGCACAGACAGCACAATATGTGTTGCTTTGTTTTCATTTTCTTCGTCTTTAAAAACGTTGTTTGCGGTTAAGTTGTCAACAATTTCTAATGCAATGCTGATGTTTGTGATTTTTTTCATAATTTTGTATTGATTTTGTTTTAATCTATTTTGATAATTGATTCGATTAGTTTTTAGAAAGAGAGGTGTGATTCCCTCTCTTTTTTTTTAATAATTTGGTTTAAGATGTGCAGTTCTTTGCTCTCTTTCTAAGTCTTCCAACTCGCATTCTATAAATGGTGTTCTAACTTTTGGTGCTTTAACTTTTTCAAACATCACCTCTTTAATCTTGTTAGACTTTCTTACATGATTAGCTAATGTGTTAACTACTTTATAAACATGATTGCACAATTCTTTTTGCTTATCATCTAAATTGTCTCCAGGTTCTATTTCCCAGACTTCTCCGTAATTAATTTTTTGATTTTCAAAGTTACCAGTGTTAATGGTAACAGATTGATTGCTAATAATTTCTTTTACTTTAGACATAATTTTTACTTTAATATATTGTTAAAAATTTTTTTGGAGTTCCTTCAAAGATTACTTTTTCACTATAAGTGTCATAAACTTTAATTGTTATGTCATCATGATGAACATATATATAATATATATATTCTTCTCCGCAATCATCTGCATCTGGATGCATCAAATAAATACCTCCAGGCCCATTTTTAAAGTGGGCAAACATTTGTGCTGCTAAACAATCTGTCCCGTTTGCAACTTGTATTTCTTCGTCTAAGCTTATACCATTTACAACACTAAACTTAGATAGCCATTCTGCTAAGTCTACTCCGTGTCCTGACATATACCCATCGTATTGACGATACATAGTTGTTAATACTTGTTCTTCGTTATCATCATATTTTTCTATGATTTTTGTTAAACTTCTTGTTCCCATAATATTTTATTTTTATATATTAAAATGTTTGTTCTATTAATTTATGAAAATCCTCTACTGAAGCAACAGCTTCTTTCCAGTCATTGTTTTTCTGACAAGCCTTAACCATTTGCAACATTGTGTATGAGCCTAGCTTAACTAATGCTGTGTCTGAATTGTCACCTTTATTAAGTTGACTATACTCAAAAGCTCCAACCATATTTCCTATAGTCATAACCTCCAGTAAATTTTGTGGGTCTAAATGGTATAAAGCACCAACCCAAATGTCTGAACGTTTCGTCATTTTTTTACCCTCTAAAGAATCTAAAACGTATTTTTTAAAGTTATCTGCAAGTTCAGATAATCTTTTGTTATCAATACCTATAGCTTCTGATAGGCTATCGCTTTCAGAGCTTGGTTTAAATTCAGATAATGTTTCTTGATAAAATTTCTTAAATTGATTTTTCATAATAATTTATTTTTTAATTAGTTTCTAATAATTGATTTTGTGTAACAGACTTTAAAAGTTTAGAAAGAAAAGCTTTTTCTTTTCCATTTTTAACCCACTTAACCTCTAATAAGTTTTTAATGTTTAATAAGTCTTTAAGGTTTTGAGTTGTTTCTAGTCCTGAACCTAGTCCACTTGAGGCGTTGCCATCTAAAAAGTTAATCCAGTTTGTAAAGCCATAAGACCTGTAGAGTCCAGGGATACCAATACAGGCAACCCTAGACACGTCAAGTTTTTCACTAGCAGACTTTAACTTAAAGGTAAAGCCTTGCTCGTAACTTCCAACTTCAACTCGTTTATCTTTATGTTCAAATGTTCTTGTAACATTATGAGCAACACAAAGAGCCAAGACTTCTACAGACAAACCACAACGTTGTAACATATCTACTGCAACAGTAGTTAATGCCGCAAGTCGATTGAGTTGTTTTTCTGTATGACCACAAGAAACAGAAAAGTTGACAGCAAGTCTGACTACATTTTCTTTCTTACCTTTAGTCATGGACTGCCAGTGTTCAGGGTCTCCTGAAAGAACTCTATCTATATCAAGCTCTGAGCCTGAGTCTGAAAACTTTCTTCTACGTTTAAATGACACAGCTCTACGCATTGATTCCTCTATTCCATCCATGCTTAATAATATATCTCTGTATTTAGATATTTGTTTAAGAGTTTTGTTGGAACATTCACCACTACGCAAAGCTTCTGTTGTAGAATCTAAGTCTGGAAACTCTGTACCAAAAGTCCAGTCGTCTCCGTCCCTATCTTCTAAGTATTTTTTAGACTTGCCCGTAAGAGAGTGACTAATCATTTCGCTTGCATTATCATAGTGTATGATTTCTGCACCGCATATATTATGAGATTTATCTCCTTTCTTTTTTTCAAATATAACCTTGTCATATTCGTATGGTACGTTTTTATCTTTATCTAATCTTTTCTTTATCATGCTATATTGCATTAATTATTTCATCCATTTTTATTTTAGACTTTTCTTCAGAAGACCAGTCTATCATTAGATTGTTTATAAAATCTTTAATAGACTTTCCAGAAGACACTTGTCTTTGACCAGATATAAATACACGAGTACTTATTACTCTACGTATCTTCTTATCTAATACAGCTTTTCTTAATTTACTAAGAGCAGTGTATAGAAAGTCGTCAGTACATATCTTCTTTTCTAGCTTTTCGTCATAGTTAACTACAACTTTAGAGGCTGAAAATCTGTCCATGAAGGCTGCGTCCATGTAGTTTCTACCCGCGTATTCTATAGAGCCAGAACCCCACGTGTTACCAGCACATATACACATAAAGTCTTTGTGTCTTTTTGCTGATGGGTTATCTTTCCTATTAGGTACAGACATAGAACCATTGGCTAGTGCAGAGTTAACGACTAACAAAGTGTTAGCGTCTGCCGCATCTATCTCGTCAAACAAAAATATGCCACCATTCTCGTAGCAGTCTACAAAGTCTGACATAACGTAAGTGCCGTCAAACAGCATACGTCCCAACAAGTGAGCTTCTGAAAGACCAGCAGAACATGAGATATGTTTGAACTGAAGCCCTAATGCTTTAGCCACTTGAGATGCCATGTGTGTTTTTCCTGAACCTGACGGGCCAGCCACAAATACTTGTCTCTCCATTTCACAGAAATATAGCACGTCTTTAAAAGCCTTGTGTAAGCTTTCTTCTAATACAACTTCTTTTCTGCTAGGAATGCGTACTAGAGTAGGCTTTAATTTAGCCACCTCTTTCTCAACCTTAGCATTAATCTGCTTATTGATGAGTTCTTCGCGTTGTCCTTCTAGTAAGTTTTGGACAGCGTTACTTATTACAGCTCCCAGGTCAAGACCTAAGTCGATTTTCATTTGATTTCCTTCCATTGATTGTGTTTGTTTAGGTGTTGTTAATTCTTCAGTTTTTGCAGGAGGGTTTGTTTCTTCAAACAAATCTTCTACAGTTAAAGGCTCAGTATCTTTAATATGCTTGTGTATATCTTCTTCTGATGTAAAGCTTTCTATTGCATATATTAAACCTGCTTTACTAGCCCTATTAACTGCTTGATAATTGTCAATTAGATAGTCTATTGCGTGAGATTCTCTTCTTGCAATTTTTCTAAGTCTGTCTACTGATAATTCTTTTAATTCTTTCATAATTTTTATTTATATATTTTAGCGAATGATTTGAATAAGTCTCCTAGAACAGATGTCTGTTCTTCTTCAGAGTCTTGTTTTGTAACCAGCGTATACTTAGCGTATGAAACTGGTTCGTCAAACTTATTCTTAGACGTAATTGATTCTGACTTTATATTGTGTCCCTCTTCTTTTAGATTGAAGATGACAGCGGCAAGTCTCATAATGCTGTAGTCAAAGTAAGCCTGACGTGGGTCAATGCTTCCATAAGTTTCTAGGTGTCTTAACACTCTGTCTTTTTGATTTAATTTCTTAGCCATAATATTATTTTTTAAGATTATATTCTAAATTTCTAGTTTCATCTATGAATGTTGTAATATTTTCAAACAGCTCTTCTTCTGTCTCGCCATACTCTTTGTATAGTTCTATATACTTGAGTGTTTGAACAAGTAGCATATTAGCACTGTCTGCAATATTACCTATTGCATTTATGTATGATTGTTGCATCTCTTCGATTTCAACAAGTTGTTGTTTATGAGCCACCTCAATTTCTTTGAGGAGTTGCTCAAGCCTGATAATTGATTCCATATTATTTAGTTGTTTTTTTGCTGTACGCATATTTATTAATTGTTGTAAATACAAATCCTGATATTAAGCCGACAAACAAAGCACCTTGTGTGCCAGTTGTTGATGTCAGAGCTATAATACCCATTGTATATAGTATATCTACGATTAGTCTCATAGTTGGATTACGTAAAGCCCATTCTGCTTTAGTGTCCTTAAGCATCCAGTATGCACCGAATGCCGTTCCGATAGCTGATAATAATATCATATTAGTTAACTTTTTTATTGGTTGAACGTTTCTTTTTTTGAGAGACATCGAAATTCTTAAGTCTTTCTTTTTGTCTCCTCCACATCTTCTCTTTATGTATTTCTGATAACATTAAGATTAGAAACCATATCGCACATATAAGTACGAATGTTGCAATAATTGATTGTAATTGTGACATAATGATATTCCCTGTTCTTAGTTATTGTATACTCAAGGGTGATGTATTTAGGTATACTATTAGTTTGCTCCCACACTCAATATTCTCTACGTGAATGTGGGTTAATTTGACAGTAGGTTATGCAAAGTAATTGTTAACCTGTATGTCTAATACTTGATTGACGTGTTCGTCAAACTTGTTATCGTCTATTGACAATAGTGTTGAGGCTGGTGTCATTCTCGTTGAGAGGTCTTTGACGTTAGCCTTGACGTAGTTAAAGTTGTTAAACTTTGGCTCAAAGTCTGTTGCCTTGAGAATCTTGTATGTCCACGTACCTGGTACGTTAATGACATGGTATCCGAAGATTGTTTTCATAATTATTTAATTGATTGATTTAGTTACTATTTATTTAGATGATTGATAATTTATTTGTTATTAAGTTTATTAACATAGACTTGTTTTTGTCACAAAAAACCCCGAACTTTGGTGGGTAAGAGGTCTAGTATTACTTATTATGTAGTGAACTTCTAAATAACATAACGACAGTTATATTCTTGTTATTACACTACATTTTTATTATAAGTCTCTGATAATTAGACAGTTATATGTTATTATCCACATAAAACGTATTAGATTATATGATAATATAGGTGATTATAGAGTATCACTCGCTGTCTTAAACAGATTAAATTCTATATTATAGTAGTTATCTACTAGTTTATTTGGGATAAATCTGTCTATTAATGAGATGTTATTAGATTTATTAGGTAGAACAGTATAGCCGACAGACTCAAGTTGTCGTTTTCTATAGTTAAATACACGTCTCATCTTCATTCTTTGTTCGTTAATAGCTTGTACCTCGTACGTAGTATTAACTTTCTTGTAGTTGATTCTTGTTCTCATAGTTATATAGTCTCAATAGAGTATTGTGAGTAAGTACTTCTATAGTTATTGTACTTAGCTCTGGTTGTTATTGTGAAGTATCTGTTGCCTTGGGCTGATAGCTTCGTGAGTATTAGTATTGGATTATCTGGTGTTCCCATTGACTTGATATAATCTATCATTGTATTTAGATTACGTTTCTGCATGGAGTTCCAGATGTCTTCCATTCTCCTTGGTAGGTGAGAGTAGAAGTGTACTGGTAGTTCTTCCCAGTCTCCTTTGCCGTTGAACTTGTGGTTAACGTCTAGGTTTGCTTGGATGTACCTTTCTCCTTGGTTGTCATAGGCCACCTTAGTGGTTGATTTACTAAAGCTTTCGCTGTAGTTGTTTAGTACTTGGCTTCTTACGATAGCCTTTACTGGTTGATACTTTTTAGTATACATAGTTTACTTTATTAAGTTACTGTTTCGTTCTTTTGAACTCATCAGATAAGATACTCATCTTATTACAGTGAGTAGTTTTGAATCTTACTCAGGATTATTGATTTACTTTTAGTATTATCAATTTACTTTTTGATTTTACTTATAGTATGTTTAGTTAGTATTTCTACGTTTGCTAATAGGTTTCCTATGGTGTAACCTGCTTGTCTTCTACCTGATTTATGTTTTAGGTAGTAAGCTGCTGAGTGGGTCATACCGTCTATGAACCCTTTAGTTTTGTTGCCTCCTTCTTGATACATTTTTGCCAAGAGGATAGCTTTTTCTTGATTTGTCATAATAGTTTTAGTTATTTAGTTTTGTTTATTACTTCGTTAATAATTGGTTTTAGTTCTTTAAGTATGTTTAGTATTAGTATTCCATTTTCTTTTAGATATTCTGGAGTTACTTCTACGTTTAC